CTGTAGTAAGAGTTAGTTGAAGTTGCTGCCAAGCCATTAGCCGGAGTAGAACCTACGAATGGGTTTGAAACCATACCGTATCTAGTTTTGAATCCGATTTTTGGTTGGAAAGTATCTTCACCAACTGCACGAACCATTTGTAATGGTACATAAGGACAATAGAATACACCAGCGTCAAAAGGATTAGTTCCTCTATAACCGACTGTACAATATCCTTCACCACCTGTTACACCAGTAGGCCTTTGGGCTACTGAAGCGTAATATGGATCGATATACACTTTTAGGCTTCCGTTAAGAACACCAGCAAAAGTGTTTCCAGTATCATCCACATTCAATGATGTGTTTAATGCTGGAGCGTAATCTAATACACCAGCCATCGCAAGAGCTGAAGCTACATCACTAGAACAAAGGATAAAGTTACCTTTACCTCTTCTTGTTTGTCGTGCTATAACATTAGCATTTCTTTCAATGTGGTACATAAGACCTTTGAATTTTTCAACTGACCATCTACCTGATGAATCAACATCTAAGTTAAATTGTCCGTTTACAGAAGTACCTGTTAGGTTAGCTTCTGACGCCACGCCTTCAATTTTGGCTTGGTCGTTTACAGTTCTAACAACTTCTCTGTTGATTTCCGCTAGGATTTCACCAGATAGTATGTTAGCTAATTCTGTTTCGGCATCTAGACCATGAATTGCTTTAAGGTCTTGTGCGAGTTCGATTGTGTACTCAGCTTTTAGCGCTCTGCTTTTAGCTGTAACTGTAGCTTTCTCGATTGTGAAAGACATTTCAGGAATAGTAGAATCGATTTCAGCAGTTGCTGTTGCAACTCCTGCACCAGTTGTGTAACCAGTTTGAATAGCTGTATTAGCTGATCCTGAAGCAAATGGATCAGTACCTGCGTGAGTACCGCCACCAGCGAAGTCCGTATCGGCTTCGTTGAACATAGCTTCTGTTCTATCAACTGTTGTTGTGCTATCCACATATCTTGCTTTCATCGCAAAGATAAGACCAGTAGGTCCTGTCATTGGTTGAACACCACAGATATCGTAGGCTACCAAGTTTGGCATCGCTCTTCTTACTAAAGAGATAAGGATTGGGTCCCAATTAGCTGCTGTAGCAGTAACACCACTACCTACAACTGTACCAGTACCAGCTCCAAGTGCTTCGTTCATTGCACCTCTTTCTTCTTGAATCGCTCTTTCTTGGTTTTCAAGAATAACGGAAGTAACAGCTCTTTTGTATGAATCTTCAATTTTCGGAAGATCAGCATGCTCTAGAACCGGCTGCCATTTTTCTTGTAAGTTTTCTGACATAAACATTTTGTTTATTCCCCTTTTTTATTTACTTCTCTAAGGAAGCAAATTTACTTAATGCGGTAGTATATTGTGCCATGCTTTCGTTTACAGGATTTGCGACATCGCCTGTTCCTGAAAAGTCTGCATCGCTACTAGCCACAGTACTATCGTCAGAGACAGCTTCCATCTTTTCAGATCCGAAATAAGATTCTTTCAATGTTGAAACTTTCTCTACGAAATTTTCTTCACTTTCAAAATCAATATCTTCACTTAAAGATTTTAACTTCTCTACCTGAGTATCAGCTAAGTCATTACTGGCTTCGCTAATAATTTTTTCACGCTGAAGCTCTTCGATATCTTGTTGAGCTGTGATGTTGCTAGCAACTTCTTCGTTCAACTTATCTTCCATCTCGTCAAGTCTGTTTGCTAGTTCTTCAACTACATCAAACTTGTCTTCTGGTACTTCAACATAATGTTCTTCAAACAGTTTTTTCAAACCGCTTATGAAATCTTCGGTGAGTTCGGATTTTAATCCTCTCTCAATTGCTAATTCATTTTCTGAAACCCAAGATTCAGAAACATAGTTTAGATATGAATCAACTTTTTCAGTTAAATCGTCTTTGACTTCTTCAACTTTTTTGTTAAGTTCTTCTTCTAACTCAGCTTCTTTTTCTTCTAGTTGCTCTTTTAGTTTAGATGCAACTGCAGCTTCGAAAATAGTTTTAGCTTTA